GAAGAAAAACGCAAACAAAAAGAAGACACGCGCAAAAAGAAGGCAGAGTCCAAGAACGAAACGCGTAAGAAGAGATAGTTGATTCACTTTTTTGAAAAACTAAAAGGGTATTTAGACATTTAACCAATCCCCAAAAAGGTATAAATGCGTTCATTCATAATATAATCTACATATTATATATAATGGCTACTCGTAGATATAAAAGTAAAAAACAATTGTCCAAGAAACATGGGAAAAAATCAAAAAATCATAAAAAACGTGTGAAAAAAACGCGCAAATATAGAAAAAGACGTGGTGGGGATGGTACATGTGATACTACAGTAACGGAAAAATATCAAGCATTACAGAATAACACAGAGGTACCTCATTATAAAGATACAATGGATTTATTAAAAGATATAGAAGATGCTATTAAAGAAAATACCTTAGATGTACCAAATCCCAAATACTTTGATCGTACGAAAATTGGGATGCTGGAATCGCTGGTTAATTCTAAAATTGTTGAAAAAACTGGTGTTAGTTGTAATACTTTCATGAGCGGTCGAAAAGAAGGATGTGATCGTACCAAAGCAGACATTTATAAAAATATTATGGACAAGATTGATTGTATATCAGGAAAATTGGAAGGCACAAACAAGGAAACCATGAACAAAATTAAAAACACTTTTGAACAAAAATACACAACACATCTACAAAAAGCAGATGAGTTAGACAAAAAATAATCGCTATTTACAACAACAAAATATCATTTTACATATATATAATGGAAAATGATATACCTATTAGTGAATCGCCCAATGACAAATTTATCGACGAAATCACCATGAAATTACTCAGTAATCAAACATCTTATAGCAAATATTTACACAAAACGGATGATTCGCGATATAAAGAAGAACAACAATTTATTGAAGATTGTAAAACATTTAAGCAAGATATTCAAGAAGTCACAACTCAATTATGTAAATGTAAACAACACAATTATGGGTCCGATGTAAACGAAGCGTTTAACAATTATTCCCGCACTTTGATACGGTATTTAGAAGTTAAAAAACGATCCGATGAAATACAAAAAGAATATGACCAAGATGATTCTTATGGAGATGATCTTTTCCCTTTTCAAGCAGAAAGTGAAGAATCAGACGATAAACCCCCTTCTTATTCTACTGGAACAATGGATAAATATTTAATGAGAAAAAAATAACCTATTATACTATAATGGGTAAACCAAAATATAGTAAAAAAAACAAGAAAATATATAATAAAACGGTGAAAATGAATTGTCATCCGCGCAATAAAGGCAAGCAAGTAGATAGAAATACTTGTTATACCAAAGACGCACTGTTGGCAATTCGCGATGCGTATAATAAAAATCATGACAAAAAAATAAGAACGTCTCATCCCAGGAAAATTTGGTCAATATTACGTTCAAAAATGGATCATTGTGAAAAAGAAGATTGTTGGTTAAACGAAATTAAAAACCCCAAACAAAAACAAGAATTGGATAATTTACTCTTTTCGCCCGATAAACCGAATTCGTGGAAAACACAACCAAATGCGTGGTTGTCCAATTACGACATTCAATCCGTTTTAAAACAATATGAGGTTTCACATCCAGAATTCAAATTACTAGGTCCATCCGCAATTGATTATGACGCAAAACCGTATGGAGATGATAAATGCGTATGGAACGATTTGTGTCGTTTGTCTTTACAGGACTTGAAAAATCGCGGAAAAACAAAACTGGGTGTTATATTTAATTTAGACAAACACGATGAACCAGGTTCTCACTGGGTTTCGATGTTTATTGATATGGACCAAAGTTTGATTTTCTATTATGATAGTGCGGTGAATTCGGTCCCTCGACAAATCAATAAATTGAAGAAAGAAATTATCAAACAAGGAAAACAGTTAGATGAACCGATTTTATTCAAATATATTCAAAACGATTATAGTCATCAAAAAACAAATACTGAATGCGGCATGTTTTCACTTTTCTTTATTGTGACATTTATAACGCATAATTTAGATGATCATTTCCAAACCATTATGAAAGGAGGAAAAAAACAACTCGAAACAAAAGATATTGTTCACATTTTTACCAAACCCGGATTAACAGACGAATTAATGACATCATATCGTAAGGTGTATTTCAATGAAAAATAATTAGTAAACTCTTTTTCTCATGTTATTATAAGATGAAAAAAAATAATTCAAAACGAACATATAAGAAAAGAAAGACCAATACTAAAAAGCGTCATCATGGTGGTAAAAAACGCACGGAAAAGGTGCGTGTTGTTTTTGCTCGACAACACACGAACCCTGATATATTTAGTATGATCCGTGTCGAAAAAGGACCTCAAGCATCTGAAGTCGACTCGCATGGCGAATATTTAGTCAATTTTATATCTGAGGTTGCCAAAGATTTTGAAGAGGAATTAGCAGTTACATTAAAAGGTCCCCCTGACGCAAAAGAAAAGGAGAAAGTATACGAATTCGTTTTTAAAGACAGTGATGTGGCGTTAGAACCTGGTGCTGATACTCCGATTAAATGCCGGAAACCACCAAAGAAGAGTAATGAGAAAAAGGGTGGAGGAATTTTTAGTTTTTTATCAGGTGTCCAAAACATACGTGGTAAAAACTACGAGCATTGGTTAGAAGAACGTCTTATATTAGCACATAAAGACATGGATTTTGTGAATGAAGTACGTCAGAAATTCGGTTATGATAAGACCAATCTTATTGGACGTGGACAATTTACAGAAGAGATGATCCGAAAAGATGTATGTGGAAGAAAACCAGAAGACAAGGCACTTATTGATCCCAATTTAAAATGTCCGATGAAAGATTAATTTTTACATATATATTGCGAATAATAATATAAATATTATTATTTTCATTTAGTATATGAGTTTGTACATTCTACCTGAAAATCAAACATTAATATGGAATACTATATCGAAAATGTCCCATTTTCAGAAAAAAGAAGAGAAACAGAAATGGTTTCAAAGTATCATTCAACAATTTTATGATAAGTCCAATCCCAAACTAAATGTTCAAGAACTCAGGTCACTAAATAAGGAAACCATTCAATATATGATTCATGAATTGAAGACAAAAACAGATTTTTCTTCGCATTCATATGACGGGATTTCTTCTACTCCTTTTCAAATCGATTCTTTAGAATCAAATTCTATGGAATCGCGCGATTATTTAATCGAACAAAAGCAAACCAAAATAAATAACCAATTTGAAAATCGCCAACAAGAATATGGTTCCATGTTACAACGACCAACGGTTGAAGAAATAGATTTCAGTGAGAAAAAACAAGACGATACTCCTTTGGATAATATAGATAGTTTGTTACAAAAGCAAATGAAGGAGCGAGAATATGATATACAACCGCTTCAACCAAAAGTGACTAAATCAGAATCGATAAAACCAATCGAAAATGACAAACCGATTTCATTGGAAATTCAATCTTTGGATGAAAACGAAAAAACACCTAAACAAGTATCATGGGCTCAAGATGTCGAAAAACAATATGTTTCGAAGGAACAATTTTTAGAATTGGAAAAACAAGTTCAAGATTTCACAAAATTTGTGAAGGACGAAATAATTTTATTAAAGGAGGATATTTTGGAATTAAAACAACAAATTCAAAGAAAACATATAGAAGAAGAAAGTACGGAAAAGATGAAACATGTTATGTCAAAATTGAAGGGTTTAGACCGGAGTTCTAAATATATTTCATCATTGGGTCAAAATGTTGCACTATCTTAGTTGATGAATGGCATTAGTTACTTTATAAAATTGATTCTTTTGAAAATTTACTTAAATAATAATATAGTAAATACTAAATATGTTGAAACAGTTGAAATTAAATTACAGTTTATCGTCTCTTCCCGAGGAATACGGGAATTTTCACACACAGAAATATGGCGTATTATCATTGGAAACCAAAGCATCTTCTCCTTCTTCTACTAGTATGTTATTTTCCTTTATGATTGATGTTTCGGGGTCTATGTCGGATATTGTAAGTAAAGGTCGCAGCAAAATTCAATTGCTTCGACACACTCTTCAAAATATGGTGCTTCATTTTGCTCATAAAAGAGAAAATGTGTATATTGAAATCAATGGATTTGACAACCATATTCATCATTATGTGGAGCGCATATGTGTTTCCAAAGAAAACGTGAATGATATTATTTCCAAAATTCACGCTATTCATCCAATGAATAGCACGGATATTGGATTAGCATTAAATACTATGAATGAAAACCTGGATATTGAACATGAATCCATTGAATGTTATAATAAAGTAGGCATTTTGATTACCGATGGAGAACCTACTTGTGGAATTACAAATGTGGCAGAATTAGTCAATTTCGCAAGTCCAAAATACATTAATCATTTTATTGCGTTAGGGAAAGATCATAACTCTCGCCTTATGAGTTCATTGGGGAAAAAATATACTACTTGTTGTGATTGGTTTATTGATGATATTGAATTTACTGGAAATGTATATGGTGAAATTTTGTTTAATGAAACAAATAGAGTTTTAGATAAATGTGTCATCACTGTGAATAATGGAACTATTTATGATTTTAAAAAAGGATGTTTTGAAAGTTCATTGGAAATTGGAAATTTGTCGTCGGAAGCAAAAAAAGAATATCATATCTTGGCTGAAAATATGGAAAATGTATCTATAGTATTGAATGGAACGAATGTTGTTACACGAGAAACATATACTATGAATAGTTCAAAAGAAACACCTGAAATTGATAATAATATTTCCTTGCTAAAACAATATTATCGTCTTTGTGTTCAGAAATTCCTTTATGATATACGAAGTAATTTAGACAACAAAAATGAAAGATTAGTATTTCGCCGTGATTGTTTTACATTCGGACTTCCACCGCCACTCCATGAATTTGACAATAATCAAATAGATTGTGCCGATGATTTGAAGAATAATCTACAAAAATTCATGGGACAACATCATATAGAAAATGACGAAATGTTACAAGGTTTAGTAAACGATTTA